CTACGATATAGAAGTAATTGAAACTAAATATAATGGAATTGAAATCAACACAGAAGCCGATCTTAATAGCTGGAAGCTGTAGTATCGAAGGTAGAATACAAGCACATACTATATCTAGTAAATGCCAAGAGTTAGCAGATAAGTATGGCTTTGATTATTATTTTAAAGGATCGTTTGATAAAGCAAACAGAACGTCTGTAAACTCTAAACGAGGTATTGGTATAGATAAAGCTATAGATATATTTGCTGAATTAAAAGAACTAGATGGTTGTAAGATCACAACTGATATACATGAGCCATGGCAAGCGGATAAGTTAGCTGATGTTGTAGATATTATACAAATACCAGCTTATCTATGTAGACAAACAGATTTATTAGTTGCTGCGGGTAATACATTTAAAACTGTTAATATTAAGAAAGGACAGTTTGTAGATGGTCGTAGTATGATACATGCTATTAATAAAGTTAAAAGCACAGGTAATAATAAAGTTATGTTAACTGAAAGAGGTAGTATGTTTGGTATGGGTGATCTTGTTGTAGATCCTAGACAAATAGTAGATATGAAAGAGTTAGGTGTACCAGTTATAATGGACTGTACTCACTCTACACAAAGACCTAATTCAGGTAATACAACAGCTGGTCAACCTAAATATACTTTACCAATAGCTAAAGTTGCTAAAGCATTAAACGTTGATGGTTACTTTTTTGAAGTACACGAAAATCCTAGTGCTGCTTGGAGTGATGGATCAAATATGGTACAACTAGATAAGTTTGAAGAAATACTAAAACAATTATGAAAATATTTATAGGACACGATAGTAAGTATCCACAAGCTACAGAGGTTTGTAAAAAATCTTTGTTAGACTTTAATAATAGTTTAGATATAGAATATTTAGACAAAGCTAAATTAAAAAAACAAGGTATATATGGTAGAGAAGATATAAAAGGTGAATCAACAGAGTTTTCATTTACTAGATTTTATGTACCATACTTAATGAACTACGAAGGTATTGCTATGTTTTGTGATAATGATTTTTTATGGAAGTGTGATCCAATGGAAATGAAGATGTGGTTAATGAACAATGATATAGCTGTAGTTAAACATGAGGATTATGAACCTATTGGCACTAAAATGGATGGTGTTAAAAATAAATCATATCCTAGAAAAAACTGGTCTAGCTTAATGTTGTTTGATTGTGGTAGGTTAAAACATTTAACAAAAGATTATTTAGATAATGCAAAGCCTTCAGAACTACATGAACTTAGATGGGCTGATAAAATAGGTACACTACCTAAAATATATAATTGGCTTGTTGGTATATATAACCAAGCTGATTGTGAGTGTGGACCAGTCAAAGCATATCATTATACAAATGGTGGACCATGGTTTGATAAATATAAAAATGCAGAAAAATCATTAGAGTGGTGGACAGTATACGAGAGTTTGTAAAAGATAAATCAGTATTGTTTGTTGGTAATTCAGTTGAGATTATGGAACATAACCTCGCTAAGTTTATTGATGGATTTGATATTGTAGTTAGATTTGGTAGAGCTATATCAACAAATAAAAAACAACAAAAGTGCGTTGGTAAGAAATGTGACATATGGATTACAGGACAGTTTAGAGCTCCTGAGTATCACAAGAATAAAGAAAACTTTGAAACAGGTAAATATAAAAATACTAAGATCTTAGTTAATAGATGTAGAGGTAATTTTGTATTGAAAGAGTGGAAGTTAGAAGAACACTTACCAGATATGCCATATGAGTTTATGTATTCAGATCAAGAAATTATAGATCTTATGAAGAATAGGTTTAATAAAGATATGATCGATACTAAAGAATATAGACCTAGTGCAGGTTTTATAAGTTTAATATGGTTTATAGAAAAAGTACAGACATATAAAACTTTATCGTTAATAGGTTTTGACTTCTTTTCAAAACAAACAAATGTTAGACCTATGGATAAAAGAGGTTTTAGAAGTAATTGTAGACCTCATAGTTGGCATTTACCAGTTTATGTATTAAATAGACCAGCACATGATAGCAACATGGAAAAAAACTACGTTAAAAGTTTAGTTGATAAGAAACTAATTCACTGGTATATATTAAGTGATTTAGAAAAAGGAGAGATTAAATATAAGGGCTGGATGAAAGGCGAAAAAATTATATCCTCAATACCTAGAAAAACAAAGGTGTCAAAAATTTAGCTATTATTTCAGCTATTACTTCAATACATAATAACAATACAATCGGTATTATATATTCCCACCAATCGTACTTACCATTATTATTTAAGTCAAAGAACTTCACTTAGCTCTTTTTTCAAATGCAGATATTCCAAAGCAACCTAAAGTAACCCACACAAAAGAGTTGTATATTACTTCATTAATTACTAATTTACCATCTACAAATAAGAAACTAGTTACAAGATCTGCTATAGCAAACAATGTCATTACTATAAATGAAGCAAATCCTATAATGTTCTTTTCGTTTATTTCGTTTTTATCTTTAAATAGTGACCACATAATTATGATATTATTTTAACGTTAGCTCCTTCACCGGGACCACTTCCCATATACTTAGCAAATAATCTTACTTTTTGATATGCTGTAAGAGGATCGCCATCTTCTTCTCTTCTTGCTACTTCATCTCTAAAACCTTGCATACCACCTTCTTTAGCATCGTTAAAGTCGTATTGGTCTGTGTATGTATATGTTCCATCTTCATTCTTTTTAAAATGAACACCACCAAGGGTTGTTTTCATAGAATAAGCTGGATTAAATGTATCTTTTACCAAATCAAAAAAACCACGTTTATCTTTTTGATTACCACCCCATCCTCCAGTAAAACCAGCTCCGCCAATATCTCCAAATTTGTTATCAGAAGTTTCGTAGTCTTCGTATGTTATATAATCTCTGTTATCTGCTTCGGCTCTTGCTCTTGCTTGCGCTAAAGCCTCTAATTCTTTTTTACTAAAATGTCTTTCAGTAATATCTTTTTTATCTTTTTGCTCAACACCCATAATGTTTTGTAATACATCTTTACCAAGTGCTCTTACTGATGCTGGTACTAAATTTTGTACAGATTGTGGTATAATAAAATCTTCAGCGTCAGCTTTTCTTATATCATCAGCAGCTTTTGATGCCATACCAGTTATTTTAGCAAAAAGAGGATTAGTAGCAGAAAAACTTCCAGGACCTGTTTGTTTCAATGGAGACTTTTCTATAGACAAGTTTGTAGGTCTAACATAGTTAGCCTTAAAATTAGTCGGTATGTTTTTATTTTTTAGTTTAAATCCCATAATTATCTAGTTTTTTTCTTATATATCTCCATTAAGTTTGGATACTGTTGTGATATTTTGAAAGCTTTTGCAAACCCTCTAGCTTTATCAACAATGTTTAGATCTTTATTTATATCCTCAGAGTCAGCATACTTTTCAGCTAATTTATTTAAAACACCTAGCTCATCTCTAGTTGGTATTTGATATGAAGTAGGAAAACCACTACCTTTACCTTCAAGTACAGAGAGCTCTTTTCCTAATCTTTTTACAATAGGTCCAGCATTAGGATTGTTAATAAACTTATCGTAAGCTGGTGAACTTTTTATATCTTCATACCTTCTAGTATTTTCTCCTCTAATAGCATGAAAAATATCCCTTGGGTTTATATAGTTAGGTTTACTACCACCTTCCGAATACTCATCAGCTCTTTCTAATAAAGAATCATAATAAGACTTAGTTAAATCACGAGGACCTTTACCTCTCCAACTATCAAGGTGGTCTATAAATTCTTGTTTACAAGGAGGATAACCAGGTTTATTACAAGGTCCTTCTTGATTACCGGAAACAAGTTTAAGTGCACTAGCCTTATTAGTTATAGGTATACTTTTCATATCAACATCTCCATCTTCTTCTTGCTGCTCTACCTCTTTCACCAGTCCAACCTCTTGATCTTGCGCAAAATGATCTTCTTCTAGCTGCATCTTTTTCAGATGGGTTTTTTTCGGTTACAGCAGTTTTTAACTTACTACCAGGGTTTTCTTTTTTATAAGAAGCCACGCCTGCTTCAGTCATACCAGCACCTTCTTCAGAAGATCTGAAATGTCTACCTTTACCCTTAGTTCTTTTATTACTTTGTTTTAGAGGTGTACAATGCTTTTTCATAGGAGAACCTAGCGCATTGGGACCTATTCCTTTCAATGTATACATAATTTATTTTTTACAGTATTTCTTCTTTGCTGGAGATGGTTTACCGCCTTTAACAGGTACGCAGTTAGGTACTGTTCTACCGCCTTTTTTCTTTGTGCCTACCATTTCGTAACCTTCCCAACAAGGACCTTTCTTTTTAAGTGGTGAACCTAAACTTTGAGGCCCACAACCTTTTCTCTTTAATGGAGTGTTATTATATGCCATGATTAATTATTTTTTCTTGGGTTAACAGGAGTTGGTGGTGGTGTTATGCCCGATCCTCCCGGTTTGATCGTAGGTGGCGTATTAATTGGCGTATTGTTAGAACTGTTATTATTATAGTTGCTATTACCATTCAATATTGGTTTTGGTGGGTTATACAAATGTGGGTGATAATATGGTTTATCCCATCTAGTGTAGTATCCACTATAAGGTCTATACCAATCATATCCCACTACGTTATATATTACATTTGGTTTAATATCTTTAATAGGTATTTTCAATGTGTCACCTTCTTCAGTTAAAGCTAATACATGCGTTACTTTAGGACCTTTACTTTGATAATAATAAGGTGAACATGCTGCTATCATTAATGCCATTGCAAATAATACTATAAGCAATAACAATGATCTACCTAGTATTTCTGGTTGACGTATTTTCATATTACCATGTATTTTGTTTTACCGCCTTCACGATAAGCTTTTAAACATCTTTTTCTATTTGCTTCAGGATTTACATAGCTAACATGTACCCAGTCAGGATTTTGATCGTTACCAAATTCCCATATCATCTGATCAAAGTCTAAGTTAGCTTTTATCCAGTCAAACATTGCTGCATTAGAAGCGTGACCGTAAGTATCGTCAATATCCATTGCTTGTCCGTGACAATGCTGTGATTTAGCTGATCC